TGTGAATAACGGGGTGTGTTAACAATTTGACCGTTTTTCTGGTTGTTGTCTGTTGGATTGCGAGGAGCAGAAGCACCACGTGGTTTAAATAAGTCCAAAATATTCTCCTTAATGAAGATAAGACCAATTTTTATGGTCAACAATGTCAGCTATAGATTTACCGTCAATGCCGTAAATTTTCCCTAACTGACGAAAGGAATATTTACCTGTGTCATAAGCATCTCTAATTTCATAAACTTGAGATGGTAATAACTTATTTTTACCATGCCTTGTGCCTTTTGCGTGATTTCCTCTAACACGAGTTTCACGATCTTCGGCATTGTCTTTGTGAGTTCCCAAATACAAATGGTCAACATTTACACAAGATGGGTTGTCGCAATGATGCAAAACATACATTCCATCAGGAATTGATCCGTGTTTTTGTTCCCATGCAAAACGATGAGCCAATGTCCAACTATTATTTCCGTTATTCAATTTTCCATAACCGAATTTATTAGTTGATGCTATCCACAAATGGCAATCGACAAAAGGGATCATCTCCACTTTTGCATCAAACCTTTTTTGAATAGATTGGCTTTTCATAATTCTTTACATTGGAGGAGGCAAACCGCCTCCGGGAGGGGGAAGACCAGGAGCACCAGGAGGTTTCATTCCACCGGGAGGAGCAACTGGAGGTGGTGGAGTGGGTTGACCCGTTGGTGACATACCGGGAACTGAAGGCGCACCCGCCATAACTTTTGCTTCTGGAGATGAGCCACCTGCTTGAGGCAGATTTTGCAGCAACTGTAAAATTTCTGATTGTTGCAATTCGTTTGTTCTCGCTTTGCGAGGACCGATAATCCCGGAGATGGTGCGAATGGCATTCAGAATCTTCTGACCTTCTGGCGATTCACTACCAAGTGCGGGAAGAGCTTGTTCTAACAAATCGGTAGCCATACCAATGTTAATCATTGAGGCTTCACGATTACCCATCTTGGGTTCTGGGGTAGACATAGGCGAACCCATGGGAGGTGTCGCACTGTCGGACATCGTGGTCGGGGCTGCGTCAGCAGGAGGCACTCCACCAGGAGTTGCGGCATCCTTTTGGCTTTTCATCAACTGCATCAACTGGTCGGGTGGCACTGCCATAGTTATTTCCTATCAGAATGTGTGTAGGTTAATACTAATTCTATGAAAGTCAAGTGGGAGGAGTTATTTTTTAGTTTCCCGACCCTCGGCAGGACTAGACGGTGTTAGCCGCAATTAACGGGGATTACTCCCCAGTTAATTACTTGCGAGCTTTACGACCTTTGCGAGCTTTGCGTGCCATGTTAATGACTCCTTTAAGCAGCGGCCACTTATTTCAACGGGAAAGCAGCCATACCCGATTCCCTGAACGGAGAATTCTTTACCTTTTACTGCGCCCATAACTTCTCATTGAAGCGGAGTTACGAGAATAATCTTTTGGTGCAACATTACGATACTGCACAGAAGGCGATGCGTCACCTCTTTTCAACGATTCAGTTGAAACTCTTGGTTGATCCGCTTTGGGTTGGACTTGTGTTGCCATCACGCCGCCTTAGGAACAGATTTCGGTTTGTGAGCAGGTGCTTGCGGTTTAGGCATCGCAGCTTCTTTCTCCTCACGCTTCTTCAAATCTTCTTTCAACAATTGCTTCATTGGTGGTTCAACCAAATCAAGCAAGCCCATCTTATCAATAGCACCCACTTTAAACAAGTTAAATGCAAGTTGTTTTGTGTCTTCAGTAAAGATTGGGCTATTGCTGTGTGCGTCAACTTTCACAACAAAATCTTTTGTGAATTGTTCAGCAATAAAGGGCGTACCTTCAGTGTCTTTGAAGTGCGTGGCATCGTAGGCTTGCATCAATTTAAGATAGAGTGTTGCTACTTTTTCCAGACTGTCTTCAACAATGAGGGCACGTTTNTTAGCACGAGAAGAACCTAGACGAGCAAGCTGAGAGGCATGACCAGTGGATCTAACGCCGGACTCCCCTTTGCCAGATAACACGTTACTGATTCCAGAAACCTCAGAAAACATATCATCAATTTCATGCAACACCTCAAACAAGTTGCTTGGCATTTCGGGAGCAAGACGCTCAACTTTTGCGTTAGGCATATCCGACGCAAGCAAACCACCTGCTCGGTTCAGTGCAAAATTCTTTTCATCAAGGATGCCAGTAAAGCCTGACAACGCTGTAGGGGGCGAGACTTGCTTGGATAATATATCCAACACTTCAGTCATGCGATTGTTACGCAAACCTTGCAAGAGCATAAGTTTTTGTACTTCAGATTGTCCCCAGAAATAATCGTACTGTGGGTTGGGGCAAATCTGCACAAAGGGGCATTCGCCTTTAAGGAAGAGTGATGCACCGGGGCGGTCATAGATGATGACATCTGGTGACGCAATGGTGACCACTTGGTAATCCATTGTTTCATCGTTCCACACCCATAGTTCTTGCATCTCAATGGTTTCTTCAGCAACACGGGCTTGATAGCGATTCATGCCATACAAGTCCAACTCGACGTTACCGTAGATGGTTGGATTGGTTGCCGACAAGATGACACGGGCAACACCATCGCCGCCGTTCGCACCATCATTGGTTGTGTTGCGTATACCGCCTGTCACACGAGCAACAATACTCTCACGCTTGGGGTGTGAGTAGAGTCGTGCATACAATTCTGATTTGGTGATGTAGTAACGCTGACAGATTGCTTCTTGTCTGTCTGTGTACGGTGTATCTTCACGCAATACACCCATTGCACCTGGTTCAATCATGTACGGATGGATACCGTTGTTCTGAACCAATTTAATGAACGTAGTGTTATACACCAAAGACCAAGTAAGCGCAGTAGAAAAAACTTGGTCTGCGTTGCTATTTAGCCACTCATCATTGAGTGCGCTTGTCAATGTTGGAGTCTTTCTTTGTTCGGCAACAGGTACAGATGCACCAAGTGCGATAGAGAACCGTGTGGTTTCAGCGGAATAAAGAAAAGAGGTGAGTTGGTCAATGTGCGGATGAATCTTGTTGAAATAGGCAGGAGGTTCTTCCGATCCTGCCCCAAACAAGTAGTAAGAGCGTAAAACCCGGTAGTCCTCTTTACGCTCCTCCCTTGAAACCATGCACTTTTGTGCTAATTCCAGGTAGAAATTTTCACGTTCGTCATGGTTTGGTGGGATTCTCATGTCTTAATCTTTAGTCCGTCAGGGTCTTGCATGGTTGCACGAGGGTCTATTCTAGGACCATTATTGATCCCCGCATCCCTCGGTGTCAAGCCCACAGACTCACCTCTGACTGGTTGAGCGAACTTTCCGGCTAAGACTTGCGCCATATTCATCCCTTGGAAGCCACCGCCCCAGATTGCTGCGTCACCAGCACGGGCTTCTTGCGGGGCTTGCGGCGTTTCGGCTGCGGCTTTGCCTTTGCGGGGTCTGCCTCGCTTTTTGGGCGTGGCGTATTTCTCTGCGTCTGCGTATTCTTTTTCGGTGAACTTGTTGTTGCGGGTGAGGTAGCCGCTTTGGTTCTCGCCTTCTTTGGTGGACTTGATGTCAGACATTCCGAATTCGCTGGCAAGCTGCTTAAGTTGTCTGTCGGCAGCTTTAGACTTTTCACTCTTAAACCCAGGAGCCTGGAGAAAAACTTGGAGAACATAATCGGTACACCCCTCTGGACAAATTGGTTCAAAACCTTCAAAAAAGCCATGTTCCTGGCATTTGTAATCCCTTAGTATCCTAGACATTTACTTTATCCCCTAATTGATCGACTAGGGTTTCCCCGTAGTCGGCACGGTTAACAATTCCAATCTTCAATTTGATTTGGCTATCAACAACTTCTAGCCCATAGCCACGAGCTATCCTTGGTTTGGCAACCTTACGGTACTCCAAGAATTTGGTGTTGTCTTGGTTTTTCATAATAGCGACCTCGCCATTACGCCAAGCATTCCAACCTTTTGAGACTCTGCGCTGCATGGTTTCGTTCATAGGGTAGGTTTTATCTATGAACATCAATCGAAATGTGGATATAGGCACACCACAGAGTTCGCAAAACATATTAATACCGATACCACGATTGGGGTCGGCAACGAACCGATCCATAATCAACTCTAATTCTGCTTTAGATAGGACGGGTATTGCCACCGTAAATACCTATTTGCTTGAGATAGTTTGATACGTTCTTACCCATTGCCACTTCTTCAGGGGTAAGTTCCTCTTGCTTCTTGCTGATGTCTTTAGAAATACGTCTGCCAATGAGTTGAGGCTGTACTTGTTCTGCGTATGCAGCAGCAGCCAGGGCTGACGCAATGACTCGATCATCCTTGTTGCGCCCAGAGGCTTCAATTGCGCCCCCATCACGAACAACAGTCTTCATCTCTTCAATGGTTTCCATATCAAAGATGTCCATCATGCCACGCTCAAAGTAGTCTTTCATGTAGGAGAGCATTCTCTCTTTGGTCGCAGAGGTGGTGAGCCAACCCATCGAGGCTGACATCCCGCCTAATGAGTCGTTCTTTCTCCAGATGTAGTTGGTCATTGAGCCATAGACGTTCATCAAGTCTGATCCCATTTGACCGCCCATAGACGCTGCAAGACGTTTGAGGTTACGCAACTCGTTGATGACTGCTTGACCTGGACCATTGACTTCAAGNTTTAAGGTGGAGTTCTTGTATGCGCCAGCAAGGTGAGCAATCACCCATGCGAACTGATAGGTGTTCATTTCTGACGTTGCGAATGCTGCGACTTGTTCGAGTCCATCGGAATAAGCTCTGTAGACTTGAATGCAAAAACGATCAGCCCAATCAGAAGAGCCGTATGCAGGATCAGCCCCAATAACGTAGTAGGCTGTGTCAATCGGTTCTTCCCATACCTTAAGGGTCGCAAGTCGTTCGGTGGACTTGAGGACATTGGTGTCTTGGAAGTTTGCACCAAACAGATAGCGGTAGTAATCCGGTGTGGTCTTTTTAGCGATTTTGGCAGCATCAGTACACCTTGCGTTAGAGAAGTAGGATGTGCCTGTCATTACGAAGGCGTAGTCTTCAGTGGGAGGAAATTCCTGATACATGAGGCTATCGTCCTTGATGCCTTCAAAGAGTTTCCAACGCCACCAGGCGATTTGACGAGAATTGATCTCTACGTTGTAGAGTTTCTTAATATCACGCACCCACTCTTTCTCTTCACCTGTGAGTTTGCCATCCCAGTAGACTTTGTAGGTTTGTCCATTGGGGTCTAGTGAATACAACTCATTGCGCCACCAGCCACAAAAAATAGCTCTTTGTGTTCTAGCCCGTTTAGCTGTCGTATACATATCGTGAAACATATTGAACCCACGGGCAGTAGATTCAAAGATGTACATTCGCATTGGGTTGGTTTCAGCAAGCGAAGCCAGTAGGGAAGCAAGACCTTCCTCATCACCCCAAGAACTTGTTTCTGTTCCATGTAGAAAGGTAATTGCTTTGCCACGACCTAGTGTTCCTTTTGAACGAGTTCCTGCCACCTGATAAAACAATCGACTGCGGTTCTTCAAACTCATCTGAGTACGGTTGTGAGCAATCAGAGGAATCTTGTATTCCTTGGGTAAGCCATCCATGTACATTGCCAAGGTTGAGCGAAACATATCTCTGTTCTCTTCCGTATCCGTTGTCAATGTTCCCTGAAGACCAGGGTTAACAAAGTGCCAATACAGATCGAGGGCAAG